AGAAAAACATATTAAATTATATCGTTCATGTGGATATCACTTTATAGTATCTAATTTTACTTTAATGTCTGATCCTGTTTCTCTCGAACTGGTTCGTGTTCCCAATTCATATAGCATTATGGAACACGATCACAAGTATGTGAAAACAAGAAATCCTGCTGTATATAAAGATTATTTGGCGCCAATTCAAGATATCGTCAATAGAGAAATGTTTACAAATGCTAAGTGTGTTTTTGCTCAATCTAAAATTCAAGCTGAGTGTATTCGAAAGAATCTTAAGATTAATAATGTTATAAATTTAGGAATGAGCTTGTGGACGGATGAACAATTAGAAATTATAGAAAAAAACCTTTCGAATTCGAAGCAGCCCGATGCTGCAGTGGTTGACAGCAAAAATCCAACAAAAAACACATCAGCCACCATTAGCCATTGTGAAGAGAAGTCAATTCCATATACTCTTATTAGCTCCAAAAACTATGCTGAATTTATTCAGCAATTGTCGTCTCATGAAACTTATGTTTTTATTCCGAGAGTATTGGAAAGTTTTAACCGGGTTTTACTCGAAGCGCGTATGCTAGACTGTAAAGTTAAGACCACAAACTTAAATGGATGTATCTCAGAAGATTGGTTTAAACAATATAAAGGCAAAGAACTTATTGAATTTGTACGAGAGCAGAGACTCAGAGTCTATAACGATATTAAAACCGCAATTTTGGAGACAAAAGAAATACCACGGGGCCTGCACACCACAGTGATATTAAATGCCTATAGGCGCCCCTATAACCTTAAGATGCAGATTGAAGCTGTTCGCAACCAAACTGCTCCACCCAAACAGATCTGGCTGTGGGTGAATGCTCATGAAGATAACGAAGGTTTTGACTTTAAAAGTTTAGGAGTTGATAGGATATTTCATAATGATTACAATTGGAAATTTTATGGTAGATTTGCGGCCGCTTTGTTGGCGGATACAGAGTATATTGCCATATTGGATGATGATACAATACCCGGCTCTAAATGGTTCGAAAACTGCTTGAGCACCATGGACACTCATGAGGGTATTCTCGGCAGCGCCGGCATCATTCTGAACGATAAACACTATGTCCAGCACGAGCGTTGCGGGTGGCCTTCACAGAACAAAGAGACAACCGAAGTGGACCTTGTGGGTCATGCTTGGTTCTTCAAGAGAGAATGGCTTCGATATCTTTGGCAAGAGAAGCCGACCACATGGGAAAACGGTGAAGATATTCAGTTTGCTTTCATGGCAAAGATTCATGGCGGCATTCCGACTTACTGCCCTCCACACCCTCCTGGCAACAGGGAGATGCACGGATCGATATTAGGCAACGAGCTTGGAATAGACAATAAAGCAACCTCCACAAACGATGCTGTATCTCATCAACAGTTTTTTAGCGAGAGGGATAGTTGTGTACAAGCTGGCCTGAGTAGAGGATGGCAAACTGTGCGTGGGGTGAAACTATGAAAGACTTTCATGGTGCTTTTGACACCCTTTTACAAAAGGTACGAAATAGAGAGAACTTTGCGTTTACGCGGTTTTCCGATGGGGAACTGTTCATTATGCAAAACAAGCACCTTCTCTTGGCTGAGAACCACTATGTTACTGGCGACATCACCGGCCCCAATCGGTATACCGCCGAAGAGCAGAAAGAATTCAAGCCCGATGAACATCAGTTTTATCGCGAGAAGCTTATTGAAGCTTACCGCCATACACAGGGCCATTATTACAAGGGCATATGCACATCAACAGATGGTCATGTAGGAAAGGAAAACTTTGATTGGATGGTAGAGTACCACGGCGGCGATCATGAGAATCTAACTTATTCTAATCTCTTGATTAATGCCAACTATCAACGATTTATTGAAGAGATGGTTCCGTTGTTTGTGGGGCGAGATATTATCTATGTGGTCAATAAACTAGCAAATGTCTCCAAGCTTCCATTTGAAGTTAAAAAAACCTTTGAAATTGGTACAAATTGCATGATAAACGACTATAATGTAGTTGAGGATATTAAGACTTACATTGCCGACAACAATATTAAAGACCACATTATTTTGTGTTCTGCGGCAAGTTTAAGTAACTATGTGATTTATGAATGCTTCCGAGAGAGCAGCGAGAATACGTTTTTGGATATTGGTAGTTGTCTTAATCCTTTGCTAGATTTAGAGGGTTGGAAGTTCACTAGAGGATATCTTACAAGCTATTGGTTAAATGCACAAAGCCCGTTTGGGTCACAGGTGGATATATGGAGTTAGTTAAGAACGGCCCTAAGTTTTGGGAATTCATAAGAAATTTACGCAATACGAAAGGCGTACGAGAAGGTTTTATTCAACAAAAGGAAATTACTGATATCGAACAGGCTGAATATATGCTAAAATATAATAACAACTATTGGATATGCATTGTTGATAAGCAGCCGGCAGGATATGTTGGAGTTATTGATAATGACATTCGCGTTGCAACTCACCCCGATTACCAAGGAAAAGGTGTAGGTTCGTTTATGATTAACCAGGTTATGAAAATGTGCCCTACTGCATATGCAAAGGTGAAATTAGATAACGAAGCGAGTTTGCGTTTGTTTGAGAGATGCGGATTTAAGAAGAAATATTACCTCTTAGAGAGAGAATAGATGTATAAACCTTTGTCGGACATATTGACAATCAAAAAATCTCCAATTCATGGCCTTGGTTTGTTCGTGAAAGAAGATATTGAAGAGAATCATGAATTTGGTATTTCACACGTTCAAGATGAAAGATTTGAAGATGGTTATATTCGTACCCCATTGGGAGGTTTTTTTAACCACTGTGAGAAACCAAATTGCGAGGCTTACCAAGAAGAAGAATTTATTAAATTACGAGCTACCAAAAAAATCAAAAAAGGTGATGAAATCACTGTACGTTATTGGCTTTATAATATAAAATAAAAATATGCTACACAATCCCTACAAAATTGTTAAAATGTTTGAGCAGGAGGTTTCTCATTATACGGGCGCCCCATACGCTGTGGCTACTGATAACTGTACTGACGCATTGTTACTTTGTTGTGAATATCTTCACGTAGAAGAGGTAACTATTCCTGCACATACTTATTTATCTGTGCCACAATCTATTTTACATGCGGGAGGAACGGTAAATTTTGACGACCGAAAATGGAAAGGGATCTATCAACTTAAACCATACGCCATATACGACGCCGCCAAACGCTTTACTTCGGGTATGTATATCCCTCGAAGCTACATGTGTCTTTCTTTTCATATTAAAAAACATTTAAAGATCGGAAAAGGAGGCATGATATTGACAGATGATTTTCACGCCTATCAATGGCTCATGAAGGGGCGATATGAAGGTCGAGGGGAAGTGAAATATCACGATGACGATATTGGAGTTAATGGCTGGAATGCATATATGACACCAGAACAAGCCGCGCGCGGCCTAATGTTGATGCAAAATTACCCTCACCATAACGAAGATATTCCGGAAGATCCCCCCTATAGAGATTTGCGAGAATTTAAATTATTTAGAGATCAAAGATGAAAGAAGTTATCTTAGTAGCCGGCATGCCCCAATCTGGTAGTACTTTATTATACAATATAATTTTGAATCTTTTTAGAGCTACCACTTCCGAGCCGGTCTCTTGCGGCGCCTCCTCGGCCACGATGAGTGCCGCTAACCTTCTTACATTACACTCATCAAGAAAAGGAATTGGCGTGTGGAAAAGCCACTGTCGCGACCTTAATTGTGAAATTATACTTCAACATGAAAATATAAAAATTTTTACTACGCGTAGAGACATAAGAGATTGTGTAGCTTCTAACATTAGAAAACAAAAGACTCAGGGCCTCAGCAATATCGCCGATGACTATCCGCAATCTAACCGTGAAAAATATATTAGAGCCTATACAATACATACGTTAAATGCTTATAATGATTGGAAAGATAGATCGGATTTTGAATTTATTTATGAAGTATATAAAAATGGAGATGATAATAAAAAAATCTCTATTATTCTGAATATAGCCCAAGTTTTAAATTTAACTCCTGAAATTTCACTGGCCGCGGACCTTCTACATTATGTAGAAGTACTTTTACCGACAGCAGTTGCTCAAGATATTGAATATCCCTTATTAACCCAAAGCAGCATGCTTAGTAAAGGGCACATAACCAATCAAGGAATTGTGGGGGGATATAAAGATACTTTATACCCTATTGAGATTAAAGCCATTGAAGAACTTGCTGAAAATTGGTTGCAACAAAAAGGATATATGATATGAAAATTGCCTTGTGTTTGTCGGGGTATTTTGACTCCTTTAAAGATGGTTCTTCTAAGGGACAGGACGGTTATGAGTACATGCAAAGGCAAATATTTAACCATCCCGCCGCTGACGAAGGTATAGACGTGTTCTTTCACAATTGGGAACCTCACTTAGAGGATCACATCACCAAGATTTATGAACCAAAAGGCTATATTGTTGAGCCTCAAATCGATTTCGTCGAGGTAGCAGAACGCAATAAAGTAAGCCGCCGTCATTTAGACCCATATAATCAGTTGGGAAACTGGACGATGACTTCCAAGCAGGGCGCCGGATATGTAGGCCCTGAGCGTTTGCTAAGCCAATATTACTCCACACAGAAGTCTTTTGAACTTAAGAAAGAGTATGAAGAAGAAAATGATTTTAAATATGACTGTGTTATTAAGTCACGCTTTGATCTGGGGCGAATCAATAGAAGCACTAGCGGCCCAGGAAAAGTTAACCCTTATGCGTGTCAATGTATTAAATTTGACCCCACATTAAACATGGAGAAACTCTATATGGTTTACTGGGATCTTTTTAATGAAGGGCCCGCCGACATGTGGTTCTACTCTAGTTCTGAGAACATGGATAATTTTTGTGAGTTATATCACAAAGTTTTAAAGGAATATTTGCAAGTAAATAGTGATTATAGGCTGACTGCTATGAGTGGATGGCCAGAGTCTAAGTTAAACGATTATCGTAGTAATGAAATGTTTAAACTACCAAACGACAGAACATCAAATCTTCATCGATATCCCCCATTCCTAACAGTGAATGGAATTCTTTTAATGAAGTGGTTTTTAATGGACACCGGACTGTGGAACAAAGCTATAGCTCTCGAAGCAGAATGGGACTAAAAGGAGAAAAAATGAACATATTAATACCAATGGCTGGTTTAGGAAGAAGATTTAAGGAAGTAGGATATAGCTTACCGAAGCCTTTGATTGATGTCCACGGAAAACCAATGATAGAACGAGTGATAGAGGGATTGAATATAGATGGAAACTATATCTTTGTTGTTCAAGAGAAACACATAGAAAGATATCATCTAGATGTAACACTAAGAAAGATTGCTCCTCATTGTAAGATCGTAACTTTGGATGGCCTAACAGAGGGTCAAGCTTGTAGCGCTCTTTTAGCAGAAAAACATATCGATAATAATGAAGAATTGTTAATCGTTAATTGTGATAATTATTTTTTATGGGAAGTCGATCAATTTTTAGACAAAACTTCTCATAATGATTTCGATGGTATGATCTTTACTTTCAAAGATGATTCGGGAAATCCTGGCTGGAGCTATGCTCAGGTAGATGATGATGGCCGCGTTATTCGAGTGGCGGAAAAGGAAGCTATTTCTGACACTGCCTTAGCTGGCGCATTTTATTGGCGCCGAGGTTCCGACTTCGTTAAATACACTAAGTCGATGATCGATAAAGATGTCCGTATTAATAATGAGTTTTATATTACTCCCACTTTTAATGAAGCTATAAGTGATGGTAAGATCATTTGTGATTACAATATTCTCGCGATGAGGTCCATGGACACCCCGGGGGATCTAAAGGACTTTAAGAAATGGTTAGAGATTAAAAAAGTATCGTCAAAAGTAGAGAAGTTTATTGCAACTCCAAGACTAAAGAATAAGGATAAAAACATGTTAAAAAGTAGAAAGATGCAAAATGTATTAGAAGAAATACGACAAGGAAAGCCTATCATTCTGGTAGATGAATATGATCGCGAAAACGAAGGCGACATTGTTATTGCAGCAGAAATGTGTTCGGTAGACAATTTAGTGTTTACTATGAACAACGCTCGAGGACTTATGTGCATCCCATGCGCAGGTAGTATTCTTGATAGGTTAGAAATTCCTCCCATGGTAACAGATAATACCGACAAAAACGAAACACCCTTCACAGTATCGGTAGATGCTCGAGATGACACAACAACTGGAATGTCTGTGCAGGATAGATTAAAAACCCTCAGTGTGCTCTTAGACCTAGAGTCTGCCCCCGACGAACTGACGCGTCCAGGACATCTCTTTCCACTTCGGGCCCGCCCTAAACTCTTAAGAGAACGACGAGGGCACACTGAGGGTTCCATTCAACTAATGCACCTAGCCGGCTTACAGCCAATGGCTATGATTTGTGAAATTATGAATGATGATGGCACCATGGCTAAGGGCGGCGATCTTAATAAGTTTGCTGTTGATCATGGTCTGAGTATAATTTCTATCGAGGAAGTCTATGAAGCAGCATATAACGAGAGCTTATAATTCTTTTTATGTAGATTCTTCCGGCGGTACCATTACCAAACAGAGTAAAGAACCCCGCCTTCGGGACGAGATTGTTTATTATGAAGCAATGCGGAATACACCCCATACCATTTTCTTCCCGCGCTTTTTGGGCTCTCGGTTCGAAGATGGAATGTATAAAATGGAGTTGGAATATTATGCCTATAAGAACTTGGGAGACTACATGGTTTATGAACCTTTTAACCGTGACTTTTGGGAGAAAGTAGCTCGATCCCTTCAGACCGTTTTGGGGCGATTTGCAGAAACTCGACAAAAGGGAGACTTTTCTTCCTATGCTCGAGCTATGTACATCGATAAAACCGAGAAATATTATCTAGATCTATTAAAAAACTCCAAATTTAAAGCCATGAGTGAGAATGGAACGCTTAAGATAAATGGAGAACAGTATCTTAATTTCGGAGAAATTTGGGATGATGTGAAGGTTAAGATTGAAAAAGAACTTGCTAACCTTCAACAGATGAGCGTCATTCACGGAGATATGTGTTTTTCTAATATCTTGTGTGGCATTAACTCAAAGACAGATACTTGTATCTTAAAGTTTGTAGACCCACGCGGCCACTTCGGTGCTAGTGGTATTTTTGGTGATCCTCTTTATGATTATGCAAAACTCATTCATTCTTATGAAGGGAAGTATGAATACATCATCTATGATCAATTTGCTCTTGAAGAAAACGAAAGTCTTACGGAATTCCACATCGCCTATCCGAACGCCAACCATCATCGCATTAAAGAAATATTTGGTGATTTTGGGCCCCCGAGTGCCCGGTTAATTGAAGGGCTAATTTATATTGGAATGTGCTCGCGTCATTATGATAGTGAGAAACGACAGACGGTGATGTATACCAACGGGGTTCGTTTACTCAATGAGGCACTTTCGGAATGAAGATTTGCGTAGACCTAGACGGCACTATTTGTGAGACGAAAGAAAGCAGCCAGAGCTATAGAGATGTGAAGCCTCTGCCCGGCGCCATTGACACATTAGAATTTTTAAAACAACGCGGTTATTATATTGTTATTTTCACGGCGCGCAATATGCGTACGTGTGAGAATAATTTAGGCCGTATCATAGCGAACCAAGGAAAGATTGTAATTGATTGGTTAGAGAAATATTGTGTTCCCTATGATGAACTGTTATTTGGAAAACCCCATGTCGATTTCTTTATTGACGACAAAGGGATAAAATTTACAAATTGGAAAGATGTTAAAGATACATTATTAAACGCCGAGGAGGAGAAAAATGTTTGATTTCTTTTTTGATACTGCTGATATATTATATATTCAGAGCGCATGGTCCGCGCTGAACGCTACGATTGATCCCACACATGTAAGAGGGATTACTACAAATCCCAATGCCTTTATGAAGGAAGACATGCATAGACTTGAAGAGTGGACAGCCCATTTACCAAAGCTATGTGAGTTGGTATCAACGATTCGAGGTGATGATCAAGGAGTTGTATATGTGCAAGCGCCCAACTCCCATATGAGCCCTCAAGACGTTCTACGTTGGGCTGACTATATCCACACTTTCACCGATGGACAGACTCCCCTAGGGCTTAAGATAGCGCCTTTTCATCCTGTTTTAGAGGTAGTAGATGAATTAAATGAACTTATGGAGGTAAATGTAACTGGTGTGGCCGATTGCAGCACCGCCCTTTCATGCTTTACTTATAATGTAAGATATGTTAGTCTTATTCCAGGTCGAATGGAGGAACAAGGTATAGATGCATGCGCCCATTTGGCTTTTGCACAAAAGAGAAAAAACGACTCAGCCGAAATTATAGCAGGAAGCATGCGTACTATTGAAGGGTTAGAGCGTGTATGTAATCTTGGGGCGGTTCCCACTATTGGAACGCGAGTCTGGGATGAGATTTTCAAAGAAGATTCCAAACTCTTATCGTCCTTTGAGAAAAAGACGATAAACTATGATAAATTTTCGCCATTTATTAACCACGCCAACAGATGGCTTTCGGAGTCTTTCTTTGAACAAATGGATGCTTGTGGAAAACAGGCTGATGAAGACTTTATGAACTTGTGAGATAAAAATGTATGTAGCTGTTTTTTATTCCCACTCTGATTATTCGGATGTGTGGCCTGTGATGTTTGAACAAATGGACAAACATCTTCCTTCTTGTAAGAAATACTTATTTTCCGATCAAACTACAACGGCTGTAGAAAGAGACAATTGGACCCTCATAACATATGATGATACTCTGCGTTATCAACAACGTATGGTATTTTGTTTAGACCAAGTTGAAGAAGAGATAATCTTATTTCATCATGAAGATATGTTTTTATATAACCCACCACAATATGAGACTTTACTTCAAATAGCAAACACTATTCATAATAATGAAATAGATATTGTTAAATTAATCTGCGCGAGTTACGGCCCTATTACATTTAAAAACACAACCTCAGTCCCATGTATATACAAAAATCCATCTCGCTTACAGTTTGCCATTCAGCCTAGTTTGTGTAATAAATCTAAGCTTAGGTTAATATATGATAAAACAGGTGGTAACAACATATGGGAATTTGAAGCGTACTCTTCAGCAGTTAGTCATTACTATAATATACGCACAGGTATGACCCATTCCCCACAGGATGCTAAAAGAGGTGAATACCATTGGGATAGCAGTATTTATCCTTATTTTGCGACAGCGGTTGTCAAAGGTAAGTGGAATTTTACAGAATATGAAAGCAAATTAAAGCCGGTTTTAGAAGAAAACGGCATAGACTTTGACGTGAGAGGAACATGTTAACACTAAAACTCGTAATATTTGATTTAGATGGCGTTCTCGTAGATGCATGTGAATGGCATCGAGCAGCTTTAAATGAATCATTGAAAGAAATATGCGGATATGAAATTTCTTTAGAGGATCACTATAATGTCTTCAATGGTCTTCCAACCCAGGTAAAATTAAATAAATTAACTCAGGGCGGCATCATTTCGGAGGACATGCATAATAGCATATATCATTTGAAACAACAAAAAACTATTGAGGTGGTCGAACAAAAAGCTTCGATAGCAGTAGACAAAATGGAACTAATTAAATGGCTTAAAGCCAAAGACATAAAAGTAGCGTGTTTTACGAATAGCATCAGAGAGACGGCACATCTCATGCTAAAGAAAACCGGGGTATATGATTTATTAGAAATGGTTGTGACCAACCAGGATGTAGAAAAAGCAAAGCCTGACCCAGAGGGATATATAAAAGTTCTAGAACATTTTAATATTGATAAAACATCAACTATTATTATAGAAGACTCTCCTAAAGGCTTGGAAGCAGCATATGCCTCGGGTTGTCATGTTATGCGGGTAAAGAACCCAACAGATGTAAATATAGAATTTTTTAAGGAGCACATGAATGAAAATTTTAATTCCCATGGCAGGTGAGGGAAGTCGTTTCGTAAAAGAAGGATACACTTTTCCAAAACCGCTAATTGATGTTAATGGAAAACCCATGATTCAGACTGTTGTAGAAAACCTCGATTTTGATTGTGAGTATATCTTCTTGGTAAGAAGCGAGCACGTCGAACAATATAGCGGGCTTATTGATACACTCGATAGAATCACCAACGGCAAATTTAAATATGTATCGGTTAAGGATTTAACCGAAGGGGCAGCATGCACCGCATTGCTGGCTGAAGAATATATCAATAACGATGAGGATCTTTTAATAGCTAATTCTGATCAGTATATCGAATATGAGCCGCAGAACTTTAACATATTAAAGAATTTAACTTCTGTGGATGCAATGGTTTTTACGTTTAATGCGGTACACCCCAAGTGGTCTTTTGTCAAAACAAATTCGCGAGGTTTTGTGGTGGAAGTGGCCGAAAAACGGCCTATTTCTAATATTGCAACTTGTGGTATCTATTGGTATCGCAAGGGCAGTGACTTTGTAAGATACGCCAATCAGATGATAGAGAAAGACATCAGAGTTAATAATGAGTTCTACATCGCGCCAGTTTATAATGAATTGATAGATGCCGGCAAGACTCTTGTTCCGTTTTACGTTCATGAAATGTGGGGGATAGGAACTCCGGAAGATCTTCGGAGGTTTTTAAAAGAGAAATGAAAAAAAGATTAGCTATTTGTTTTTCCGGACAACCCCGCCTTAATAGAGGGGTGTGGAATAATTTTAAAAAAAACATTATTTCTCCATTCAAAGATAGAGAGTACGAGATTGATTGCTTTGTGCACTTTTGGCGCTCCCTTAGTATTCCGACGTGTTATTATTTTGGCCTCAAAGAAAAGAATGCCGAACATCTATTAAATTCTCTCCAGAATATGGATATACATAAGTATAATATATTTTTACAGTCATTTTTGGAGGAAATAAATCCTGTAGATATTTTATTTGATAATCCTCTTAATACAAACAACTATCCCTTAAAAAATTTCAAACATTCAAAACCTAACACTCCCTACAATTACAATAGTCAATATCATTCGGTTAAAGCGGCCCATGAGTTATGCCGTCAGCATGAACTTAAGCACGGCTTTAAATATGATTATGTGATGCGCGCCCGAACCGATTTAAACATTCTCTCTTTACTGGAATACGAAGAATGCTCAACGAGTCACATGGGAGTTCCACACAGCAATGGACACAACTTGGGATTTGCCACAAGCGAAGAAATTGCTAAAGGCATGGCCGACCCTGCGATTCGAGAATCCTTGCAGAGGACCTTCCGCCGCGCTCACCCTGACCATCCGAATAAAAACTTCGACGAATGGACAAAAAGTTTATCGAAGGTTATCACTTTCGATGAAACTCATGTTTGTAATGACCAATTTGCTATCTCGTCCTCTGATAACATGTACAAATATTCTCAGCTTTTAGACTTTATGATAAATGAGGTTAATGATCCCGATTCTGAAGTAAGTACCGGAATGAATACAGAAGAGGGCATCGGCATAGAAAGGATATTGTGGCTTTATATTAATAATTTTTGTAAGATTAAAAAAATAAATTTGTTAACGAGAATTGACGCACACCCGGATATATGAAATGAAATTAATAGCACACAGAGGAAACATCAATGGCCCCCAACCAGAGTTGGAGAATAGCCCCTTTTATCTACTGACTGCCATCGAGAAAGGTTACGACGTCGAAACAGATGTTTGGTACCATGATGATAAGTGGTATCTTGGCCATGATGCTGGTGGATATCGAATCGATAGAGACTTTTTAGAACATCCTAACCTCTGGTGTCATGCCAAGAATTTAAATGCTTTGGAAACTATGGTAGAATATGGGATACATTGCTTCTGGCACCAAGGGGATGATTTCACATTGACGAGCAAAGGATATATTTGGACTTTCCCGGGAAAGCCAACTTGTGAGAAAACGGTTATTGTTTCTAAAGATTTAGAAGCATTAGAACAAACCAAAGACTTGAATATTTATGCAGTGTGCAGTGACTATGTGGGGGCAATCAAATGACTAAAAATGAGATATCTATCCAAGTTGGAGGTATGTCGCAATCGGGGAGTACCCTTTTGTATAATATAGTTCGTTTGCTTTTAGAAATCAACACTTCCAACACAACGGATTCAACTATCACTCATCGTTTACACAAAGACCACACCCGTTGCCCTGGTTTTGATTATTATATTGTCTCCCTAAGAGATATTCGCGATACAACTTTGAGTTGGATGTTAAAGGAAGGTATAAAAAATGTCAACGAGATAAACATAGATCCACTTTTCTCGAGAACTGAGGAGCTTCGCGACGATGAATTGGTATACACCCTCAACGGAATAGTTAGACACATCACCGACAATATTATGTGGTTACAACAATATAACCACATTCCAGAAACTAACTCAGAAAATACATATTTTTGGGGATATGAAAAATACAAAATGCATCCTGTGGAGGAGACCCGCGCTTTGGTGTCTTTCTTAAAATTAAACGTTGATTTATACCCTAGAGAAACATTAGAGAGAGTAGTCAACGAGGCTGAGGGTTTAATTGAACACGCTCCTGCGGCAGCCGATGGTATGACTCCCAAAGAAGCTGCATGGAATGATAAAACTAAAATGCTTAAAATTCAACGCACCGCAAACAAAGGACGTTCTGGCCATTGGGGGCAATACATGGAACCTTGGCTGCTTACATTCCTGCAAACCCTTGTGATGGGATTTCTACTGGACTACGGATATGCGACTCTAAGATGTCCCCACTGCAATAAGAACCCAAGGAAACCATAAAATGAACGCAAGCTTGCCAATGAAACAGGTTGAGAAAGGATGGGGATGGGAACAGTGGATCGTCAATAATAAAGAATATTGTGGCAAATTGCTGTTTTTTAATCAAGATAAGCGTTCCTCGTGGCATTATCACAAACTAAAGGATGAGGTCTTTTACGTTCAGTCGGGGTTGATAATTGTAAAATATTCCGGACACAACGATATAGAAAAAGCCGACCAATGCATTCTTCAACCGGGCGAGAACTTCCATGTTTATCGAGGCCTCCGACATCAAATACTAGCACTACAAGACACAGAGTTGTTTGAATTTTCCACTCAACATTTTGATACTGATTCTTATAGGATTATAAATGGAGACTAAGTGAAGCTCGTTGTTATAACAGGTTGTTTGGGGCTTATTGGTTCTCATGTAACTCGTGAATGTCTCAAAAAAGGCTGGAAAGTATACGGAATTGATTGTTGTACATATGCCGCCAATGAAGAGTTTTTAACGGACTTCCACAGGAGCCCCAATTTTACATTTGTTGAAAAGGATATCGCTACTTTAAAATATTTGCCCGATTGTGATTACGTGATTAATATAGCGGCAGAATCACATGTTGGAAATAGCATTATTGACAGTACAGACTTTATAACTTCTAANGTCGTAGGCGTCAAGAACCTCTTGGATTTAATACGCCAAAAGCAAGCAAATGTGAGCGACCGGCCNGTGTTCTTCCATTTCAGTACCGACGAGGTTTATGGAGATATCACAAACGGCGAACACGTTGAAACAGATATCCTTCAACCAAGCAANCCATATTCCGCATCTAAAGCTGCAGCGGATATGCTAGTGATGGCATGGGCTAGAACTTATGATTTAAAATATCTTATTTTAAGACCAACGAATAATTACGGAATAGGACAATACCCAGAAAAGCTCATTCCCCTTACTGTCAAGCTCTTAATGAGAGGTAAGAAAATTAAACTTCACGATAAAGGGGAGCCAATACGAAATTGGCTTCACTCGGCTGACACTGCGACCGCAGTAGCTACCTTGATAGAGACCGAGCAGAATCATGGTATTTACAACGTTGCTGGTGGTTTTGAGCAAAAGAATATTGAGACAGTCAGCAAAGTATTGGAATGTTATTTTGGTGAGAAAAGAGATTGGAGCGAGTATATAGACTTATCTTACACTCGCGAAGGGCAGGATGTGAGATATGCACTTAATGATGATAAACTAAAGTCTCTTGGATGGAGACCCCAAAAAAACTTTGATCATGAGATTGAGCAAATTGTTGAACATTATAAAAACAATTTTAAATGGTAATAAAGGAAACAAATGAACTTTTTAAATAAAATCAAAAACTGGCTTACAGGCCCAGATACAACGCCTGTTGAACCTGAAATAGATCTTTCTAGTTTGAAGGTCGTTGAATTGCGAGCTATAGCGAAAGAAAGAGGAATGAAAGGTTACACCAAACACAATAAAGCTGAATTGTTGCAGCTACTTAAAGGAGAATAAGATGAAATTATCTAATCAAGCAATTGGTGCTATTATGATGGCTCTACAGGAGTCTTTGATGAACCAGTCAGACATTGTTCCTGTTTTTCAAAAATTTGAATTAACTGACACCAATGATGGACTTGTGGTGGATAACCCCCCCACAGTACATGTCCCGAATGAAACACAGTCTGACGCTAACGCTCCGTAATGCCGCGTTACCGCTATGAATGTAAAAATTGTGGCGATTTGATAATAGCTTTTCATAGCTTTGAAGAAACCTTTTCGGATTGCGAAAAGTGTGAACAACTCAACACAATGCAAAGAATATTATCAACGCCGCTTACTATTAAAAAAAAATCCACTGGTCACCCGAATAAAAAGATTGGTGAGTTGACAAAAGAATATATTGAAGAGAACCGAAAGGTTCTAGAACAACAAAAAAAAGAGGCCACCAGAAAAGCTAATGACTCGTCTTGAAATGATACTAAGCGCTGTCTTATTATTTTCCGTAATTTTAAACATCGGTTTAATATATTATGTGAAGGGCGCCATCGTGCGTTTACTTGCTATATCGGAAGAGCTAGGTGACCTCCAGCAGATGATTAATTCTTTTGCCACTCATGCCAAAAAGGTATATGAGTTAGAGATGTTTTATGGTGATGATACACTTGCGCACTTATTGGAACATGCTGTATCATTCAATGAACAATTAGAAACGTTTGAATATATTTATTCTTTAACTGAAGACCCAGAAAAAACATCTACAGAAGAGTTACTTGATGATGACACAGAAGTCAGAACCGATGCCGAAGAAGCGTAAAAAAAATTATTACTTTACTCATAAACACGAAGAAGCTATCGTCAGATATGCTCGTACGAATTGTTTAAGAGAAAGAACAGAACTATATGTTGAATATATAGGACCAGCTTTTAATGAGATGGTTGACAAGATAGTATTTACCTATAAGTTCACTAGCTTGCCTAATATTGATTCATTGCGAGATGAATGTAAAATATGGTTGATGACAATATTAGATAAGTATGACCCTAATCGCGGCTCTGCCGCGTTTTCTTATTTTTCGGTTATCACCAAAAACTGGTTTATTCATAAGGTTAAGAAACAGCAGAAACAAAATAAACGAGAGGTGGATCTAAATAACATTTCTAAAAGTTATGAAGAACAATATCTTTCAACTGAGGAGTCGTACTTAACTCACAGGGAAGAAGATGAATTTTGGAAAAAGTTTTACGCTGAATTACAGTCATGGGACACTTCTCAAATGAAGGAGAACGATTTAAAAGTATATAAAGCTATTATCATTCTTTTTGAGTCAAAAGATGATATTGATATTTTTAACAAAAAGGCTATTTATTTATACCTTCGAGAAATTACAGGCCTCAACACCAAACAGATTGTTAACTCCTTAAAGAAATTTCGGAAGAGATATTATAATTTTAAGCAAGATTGGGATACTGGAACAATATGAGCAACCAAAATTTAGAAAATTTGATCAATGAGGCGCTAACTAACATTCGGAATGATAGGAAGCTTGCAAGAGAATTTCTAAATGAGGTAGCCAACCAGATAGTTAAAGAACCCGAACAAAATAAATACTTGAGTCCTGTTGCAGCTAAACATGTAGAATCATTGCAAAGATCCAACGAACAACTAGTAAAGTTGATCAGTCTAAGACAAAAAGGACAAAACCAAAATACAGGACTNTCCGACCAAGATAAGAACGATCTGTTTGATATGATTCAGGGAGAAGTTAAAAATGGCTAAAGACTTTCACGACCCTTCTGTTTTTACTGATAATGTGTCTGCATTAGATCTTTTTAACAATAGTGTTAGAAAGTCATTTAATTATGACGCACTCACTGGGCCAACATATTTTGCAAAAGTCCTTAGTACTCCGTTGCCTCTGAATGCAGACCAAATGGCTAGTATGTTAAACTTAGACCCAAAGGTAAGCAAAACTGCAGTAGACGCAGCTACTAAAGCTAATCAAAAAAGAGTAACAAGTTTTTATTTTAAAGGAAGAATTGAACAACTCCATGGCCAATTTTTGGATGACCCATGTGACTTGAGTACTGCAACATGCCCCCACGCGATTAAGAGACTTATTAGCGATCATACCGAGTTCATTAGTGAAGGGATAAACAGCGAAATACCAGCAGTAGGAGATATTGTAAGGGTTCAGCTAAAGCCAGCTTCTAATGGACCTTATGATTTACAAAGTGGGGCCTATCTTGGACCCACCCGTACTTGGTCTGCGCGATCTACCGCACCGGGAGCGGGACAAAGTGAACAATGTTATAGTGCTGTGGCTAACTTTGATGAAGAAAATGCTTCGACAATGGGGGAGGTCTCTCCCGGGACAGCCACATCGCTTGGGAGGAATCAAGCACAATCTTATACGCCTGTAGCAGAGGGAGAGCGCACTATCGATAGAATTGTAATACACTTTACTGATGGCAACTGCGGCAGCGGTAGAGCCCAGCAAACAATTGATCGCATGGCCGAAGGCCCGACACTAAGATATGAAGTAAATGGCCAGCTTGTGCCTTGTACTCCGGTGGGAGGCTCTTCTACTAACGAGGATTTAACATGTATGAAGCGCTCTATGTACAATAATATCGGCGGCGCAGCCCTTGAAAAGGTGGTTAAGACATCAATACATTATGCCATAGACCAAGGCGGCAATATAGTAGCAGGGGTATTAGAAAAAGATGTGGCATATCATGCCGCCGGCGTTAATTCTCGTTCAATAGGAATTGAAATAAATGGCTCTGATAATCTCGAGAAACATCCTAGTTGCAAACCATCAATGTTTACCCCTACGTTGATGAATACATTGGCTGCATTAGTTTCTGAGATTGCTGGAAGACATAGCATTCCAATAGATAGGACTCATATTGTAGGCCATGATGAGTACTATAGTGGCGACAATGCCCGCCGCCGCGACCCCGGCACATTTGCGTCTCGTAATACTGCGCAAGTGGGCCATCCATCTGGATGGGATTGGGATATTTTCATAGAAGCAACTCAGGCCGAAGCGGCTGGCAAACCCATTACATTAGCTCAAAACTCTACGTCGGGTGCGGTAATAAAATCTATTGTTTCTTAACTTTATGAATAAATCATGCGATAAAGGACAGCTAAATTAAAAAAAATGTCTACTAAAAAACTATATGATCCAGAAAATACTCTAGATCCTAAAAGTAATCCGACTGTAGAGCAAATAATAGAGGAAGGTACGGTTAACACAGTGCCCTCTCGAAGTGGTTTATTTCATAATGCTGTGGCCGGCCCAGAAATTCAGTTTTATAAAGCTCCCAATGAAAGCTGGATGCAACGGGCAGGCTCTTATATAGTCTTAGGAGCCGATAGGCCCACCGGCGTGGCTTCGGGCTTTGGCGCACAAGGCGCTCAAAATGCGAATGCGATTGATATAGTAGTTGGAAGAATGTCATCGGCTGGCGGTGGCAAAGGCGCCGCCCCCGGAACGGTGGTTAACAATAGTTTTGTAGCCGATGCAGCAAGAATATACATCAGCCAACTAACACATCTGGATAAAAACTTTGGAATAGAAGGGGTTGATATGCCCTCTCCTGGTTCTGGAATTGGGATTAAGGCAGATGGGGTGAGAATTATTGGGAGAGAAGGCGTTAGAATAGTTACCGGAACAGGTAAAGGATTTAAGGGATATGGTAACGACGGAGAAACCAACTCTTTAGGTCACAAAATACTGCCGGCACCTCCCATTGAATTAAACGCTGGTAATTTTTCTGGTGAGCGCACCGTACCCGGTGGAAAGTTTTTAAAAGCTACCACAATAAAAGCGATTCAACCTGTTTTACTTGGAGGCAATACTTTAGATGGTATAAAAGAATTGCATAAATATATAGAAGATATACAGAGTGCTACATATAATTATGCTCTTTTAAATACTCGCATTGTGGATACTATACGACTTGCGTTGGAGCCGTTTGCTCCCCCCGCAGCCAATACTATAGAACAATATGTAAATAAAATGCGAAACAAAACCATCAATCCGTTATATCATACGCGCGTAAATTTAATGTTGTGGGAGTTAAATTATCTTAACCCCGCGGGCAGCAAATACATTTGCAGTAGAAACGTAAAGACAACTTAAATAAAAAGGCACAACAATGTCAGAATCAAAATTTTTAAAATACCAAGATACAACAGGAACGGGCCTTCTCGATGTATGCGATGAAGTAATAGAAGTTCCAGAGGCTATATGTGACGAAAGTCCGTGTATTCCTTATGGCACTGCGATTACACCCAATTGGCGACGAAGTCCCTCTAGTGTTTCTTTTTTAAATGAAAAAATTTGTTATTTTCAAGTTCCCATTGAGACTCCATATACAACCACTATTGAGGAAAAATTACTAAAAGAAACTGATTTACCAGAAGAAGAAGCTGATGGATCTTTAAATAGGCGCTTTGAAGAATATTTAAACGATGCAGTTGTTGCATTCTTAGGGGATAATAACAAAGATGATTCTGAGGCGAATAAGAAAATTGTCGAAGAAGCTACCATTTGGGATGTTAAAACAGATTATTATTTAGAACCGCGCGCAATGTCGCGACTTCGTTTGCTTTATTCAGTGCCATTTGATGTAATTTATAATCTTGAAGATGGCGCCCAAGATGAGGAAGACGATGAAGATGAATCAGCAGAGATTGAAGTCACCTATACTATAGATGACTTAAAACTAAAGTTGTTGCGCATAAGAAAAGGATTGAAACTTTACAGTTGGTATAACAAACTATACACTAAAATTGAAGATGGAAATCTTTATTATCAAGATGCACCTTATGAAGGACTGCTTTTTGCTTTAGAGAATTATGGAGACTGGGGTATACTCAAGGGTTCTATAACTGCCAAATTACTTCCCGAGTTGGACGAATTTTTAAATACTAAAAACTATAAAATTGGAGGGAGCGGTGGTGGAGCTTTCGGGCGTATATGGAGAAGAGAAAAAATTGAAGAAGTAACTTTTAGTTTTAATAGCGATTATGAACTTATAAAGTTAACCGTTTATACAGAAGGATGTGAAAACACTCCTATATTTTTCAAGAAAGATAGTAAATTAGGACCACTTCTGCGCCCGGGCTCCGCATGGACAGATCCAACAGCGATGGCATATTTGGCCCAATTGGATGATATGGAATCCGATTTGATGGCCCGTGAGCCATTGCCATGGCTAGAATTTGTTAAAAAATATACTTATCCCACCATCTACTCTACCACCAATCAAGCATATGCCAACACCGACCCTCAAAATACAGTAGTTAGCTGTGTAGCGGCCGCCCTAGCAGACGAAGGAAAACAACTAGGTGAGGATATTCTAGATGAAGTTTTCAACTTAGGCGACGCTATTGCTTATCAATTTAATAAAAACTTATGCAGTGAAGATATTCAAGGAATTATAGACGAGAAAATTAAGATTGGCCAAGTTTGGGATTCAGACATACAACAGAATGTGGATATTATGAAAATGGCCAAAATGCAGGCTTACGAATCAATAGATTCTAAATCTACTTTGGCGTTTTGTGCTGCCCTGACGGACTCTGTAGACTCTATAGAAGAGTTATGGGAAGAGGCTTTTGATAAAATTAAATTCTGTGGTATGACAGAATTAATGATGTCAACGGTATCGTGTTTGTTCTCGGGCTTGACTTTTGAACAGGCCATGGCCACTATTATTGAAAGCGCATTGCGAGCAATGAGTCTGGAGAATTTTGATAAATTATTTGTTGGGCTTCCTCCCTCTAAGCAAGCAGAATTAGATGCATTAATTAAGAAAAAATTAGAAAGTGGAGACGTTTTCCAACAAGGTTCTGATCTACAGTATACTTCCGATCAGATTGCATCTGATGCAAACCCAACCCCAGATGCCGGATACCCGTTTGAAGATGAAGCAATGGTTACCGAACAGCAGAAGTCGGACATGCAAGGAGACCCGCCACAAACTACCGGCGGTGAGCCGTTAACGTGGGGTTCAGGTGCCCGCCGTGATGAACGCACTTTAGGAAAAACATTAGATGCAAGCGGCGCGACTGGAAAGCTGGATCCTAACCTAGTTATGGAAGCCGTAATTTTGGCATATTTGGAGTTATATGCTGATGCCTATATGGATTTGCTAGCGGAATTGAATAAGCTTCCTGGCGCTCAAATGGTCTCTTATATCATTGCCACTTTAGATTGTCCAGTTCCTCCTCCTTTTAATCCTTCCTATGTGGATTTCATTAAGGATTTCGAAATACCATTTTGTACGACGACCCACGGCATTACAATGCCGCGATATGAAAACCCTTACGGATGGATGCCATCACGAAATGATTTTCAAAGATTATTGATGGAAGCGGCCAAATATGCTATTCAACAGGCATTGTTAAAAATATTAATAATGATTTTCACAAAGATTTGTGATATATTGGGAGGCGCCGCATGTAAAGCAGCGGGTGCCACCGGACAAGCTCTCGCTGCGTTGGCTAGCGGTGGTCGCACCAAAATTGTTGATGCCATTAGAGATTCTATTTGTGGAGACGACGTCCCAGACGAAGTAATTGATGATACGCTTGTAGATATGTTTAGTGATTTGGGAGTTGGGACTGCCGCATTGGCCGACACAGAACAGGTCTTAAACTTGGCAGGCGATGTATCTAATGCTGTAACCACCGAAGAACTTTATAGTGCTTTTTTGTGCGAGCCATCTGCAGAGTTTCTACAGATTGTTCGCCAAATAATCCATTATGAATATCCTGAATTTGAGGCCGGCCTGAGGAATGACGACACTATTAAAAGCTTCTTTTGTAATATGGGCAATTTATTCCCGGGAGCTTTTAAAGAGAAATTGCAAGACTTTTTGGATTCCTTTCCTGACGCCATACCCCAAGCTGCTGGTTTGTGTGCATGTGCCTCACCAGAACAAGTAGAAGAGTTCTGCGATCTAAGAAGTCAAATACTTTCAGGAAGAGCGACAGCAGAACAAATAACACAAATATGTGTGCCATCAAACGATTTATCAGATATAGCCAATGCATTACAAGGGGGAATTCCAGAGGCAGCACTTCCTCCCTTATTCTCTGATCCCGGCTGCGATAATGGGGTTTTGCCTATTGAGCCTGCAGAATCAGTGTCTGTCACAACAGCCGGTTTAAGTGGAGATTTGGAAGCATTAAAAATGGAATTTGCTTACGATATGATTGGAAACGGGCCATGGGAATCAAAATATGGGTTGATGAACATGGTTTTGTCTGATACGATGGGACTTCCCTTAACTGCTCATAATAGAAAAGCTTCCAATAGAAGGGGATATGTTGATTTTTATATAGATCAAAATGATCAAGACATTTTAGAGGACATCGACAGCGACAAAGGTATTTTTAACGCTATTTTCCCTAACCCACCCAAACTCAGCAAGCAAGAGGGCGCTTTCCCAACTAAAATTGGAGAATGGTTACAGGATTATCTCTTGGGAAATGTGAAAACCGATCTGCCGCCGATGGTTACCCCTGACGCGTCGTCGCGAGAGGACAACGGCCTAGGCCGAAATCTACCTCCTACTGTAACATTTGCATCAAATAATGAATTTATAGGAAATGTAAGCACCAGTTCTAGTTTTGCCCGTGCCGGCGTAAGAACTGTTGGAAGTGGAGTTAATTTATTACGACTCGATTCAGACGTTCTTGGTTATAACACTACCTTTGAGCCGGATTTTGAGACTAAAGAAATTAAATTCGTTGAACAAGCACGAAAATCCACCGCAGATCTTGTACTAAGTTTTCAAGACAATTGTAAAGGGTTACAAGCCGACTTCAACGAAGACACCGCATCCGACAGTAACAAGGCTTATGCCACCGATAGCGCCGACGAAGATCCAACGTGGTATTACGATACGGGAGACGCATATTCTAAAGGATTTGATTTGGAACTTTATTTGTCAGATTTGGTTTCGGATGATGGCGTAATAACTGGCGCAAGAAACCGCGGTTCTCTTGCTAGTTTAAAAGAAACCATTACTTCATTGGATGATGGACACCGGCACACTTATACTATAGGAGATCTTAATACGGATAAGAACCCTACTCTGAATGGAGAAACTTCCTGGGCGGATGGGCATACTCATTCAATTGCGAACGGGGTTGTTGAAGAAGTATGTGATGAAGTGGGCCAGTGTCACACTCATACTCTTTTAGAAGCTTCTTTAGGAAAAACACCCGGCACAACAAATCAGCCGCGAGACACAGCACGAATTAAAATCTTAGAAAAATCTAATTTGACGGGGGTAACATTTACCAAGTTGGCAGCAATGGTTCCCGTGGTTCGTGTTAAAATATTTAAAAAGAGCATAGAACTATTTGCTCCGATACAGGAAGCATTGACACCAAAGAACAGCACAGACACGGTAGATGGGCCGCTTGATTTTTTACGGTATATATCAAAATGGGGAGATGGATGGATACCACCCGGGCTCACCACCCCGGCCGGCGCCCTCACGCCTTATTTTACCTTTCCCACAATTGCAATGCAAGATGTAAAATATGAATTTCTATCAGTTGATGACACATTAGATGGCATAAATTTTGATAGGTATCCTCAATTTCTTTCTACATTTTCGAGTTATCAATCATACCCACCACAAGTGGTTTTATTACACGAAATATTAAAAAACAATGGAAATGATCTGGATATAAGTACCTTGCAAACCAACTATGATACCATTATGACTAATCTCACACTGTTGATTGCGAGAGAAGTAGCCGAAAATGAAAATGCTTTTAAATATGGCGCCACATATGATGATTTGAGTACTAATGACATTGAATACGTGTTAGAAGAGCCAGTGGCGGGGGTGGATGGGACGACGGGCAATGCTATGACTTATGAAGCTGGCTCAAACTATTACGATGTAAAACTTGATGTACCATTACTTGACCCCCTCCGACTCATTTTTAAATTGGGGTGGCGTCCCATACTACCTAAGGATCAGATCATGGGTATAAGTCGTATGCAATATAATGATAATGTTTTGGCGGCCGCCGCAAAGGACGCCGGCGAGCCCATCCCAACCCCAACAAATAGAGTATTTTATTTAGATCCGTTAACTTATGGAGGATCTTATGTGAATCCCCCTCTCTATATGTCCCCAAGCCAAAGCACAGGGTGGCTTGGGTTTGTGGAGGTGATGTTCCCCGAGATGAGTCCTTGCAAACCTTATACAACAGATCTAATTGATTTCAAAGATATTCAACAAAAGATTGATGATGCTTACCCTTTCATTCCAGAAGATGAACGGTTGAGGGACGACCCCGATTGTGCCGTAGAATTGCCTTATAATAGAATTTTAAATCGTGCGGATGTGGCAGGGTTAGAAGCACTTATTAGTGCAGCTATTAGAATTTATGCGAGCACAAACTTTATAAAATCAATAGCAACGTTTACAAAGTTTAATCCTAGCTTCCCTGACGTATTTAGTTCTCTTTATGCGCAATATATTGTTGAAGATATGGAAGATAGCTTTAAAGGCGCCCAAAAGGCTTTTTGGGAGTTTTTCAATCCTTTTAAAGATAGTAAGTTTTGGTATGGTTTTTTAGAGCAAACTGTTCAACTCTATGGAAGAAAAGTCGATGACGGTTCCATAATCGATCCCCCCGAAGATGTTCTTGATGCATTGGGGCGCCTAAATAATATGCAACAAGGATATGCTTATCCCGATCAAACAGAATTAAATGAAGAAAAGGGAGAGATGGCCGGCCTCTTCGAGAGTTTAAAAAAATATCGCATAGATAAAAATTACGAAGCCATCCAAAAGACCGAAGAAGATGCTAAGTTAATTTTTAAAGAGTTAGTCAAAGAAGAACTGAACTTTATGGGAGCCAAACTCATTGAAAATCTTAAGCTCGTAGGAATGAGTCCGAGTATTTATGATTTAGATTATTACATTTTACAATATCTTTCCCAAGGCGGCAGCAGCCTTACACTTAATGAGGAATTGGTGCGCACGTATGTAGACCTTCCAACTGAAGGCGATGAACACTACACAAGTGGAGGCGAATTCGCAGCCTCAGATGGAAGTGAATATATCGGATATTATCATGTTATAATGGATGTCGAAGGAAATCCTGTGTATATGACAGGAGAATTTGATACTGGCGAAGCATCAGCCTTAGACGATACTTTGACTCCGTTCGCCAACAAGGTCACAGTGAATGTGGGAGATATAGCAGATCTCGGCGCCGCTGCCGCTGTCGGTCCAATGGATGTCCTTAGTACAGAAGGCGTGTCCGCTGGCTGGACTCCTCCTTTTAAAATTGAAAAATATATGAGACTTAATGATGGGGATCCCCAGTCTGCATCTAGTGCCCTTATTTCAATACAAGCAAAAGACCCCTCCGCAAATATTTCAGATTATTATCCGGGAACCTTAGAACTAGTAACCGATAGTAACGGACACACGGCCGGCTTAACTGGAGAACTGGGCGTTAGGTATGGGTTGAGGTTTTCGCTTGTTCTTGATAGCGGATCTTACACCATCACAGAAGTCGAAGTCGACTCTTTAGATTTAAAAATCAATCAAGTCGATCCCTTTGACAAAGATAGTTTACTTCTGTTGTGTTTGATTAAAATGCTCAAGAAAGATGAAAAATTTAAAATGGTGGCTCATTATATTTTCCCACTGAGCAAGCTGACAGCTATGACAGCTATTTATAATGGAGAAGCTTTTCTTCCTTCTATTGGTGAAAAAGTGGTACCCATTGGTGCGGTTAATTCCGACAGTTTAGCTGTTAAACCTGGCTCTAATGTTGGTTTCACAATGTATGGGTTCGACGACGGTACCGGTGAGATGGAAGTGACCACCGACGAGGCGGTTGCCGGCGTCATTACACCAGAAGTTGATGGCGTTGATGGCTGGGCCAACAAAGTGGATCGAACTCCAGGCAGTTTACTCAATCCTCTGGCTGGCATGGGTGTTGTGAGCTACGATGAGTGGGATCAAGTTTTATTGCGAAATTCGAAAAGTAAAATAAAAAGAATGTTTAAAAACTATTATAAGTCGAGAGATCTGGATGATGAAGAAGATGAACCAGCAGATAGCGGAGGAATAATTATTACGAACCAACTCAAAGAAAAGTTCCGCCCGCGGCCAGGAAAAGAGCTTCTTCCCTTCTGGAAGAGAAGGATGCTTCGCACAAATCCATTTAATGCTAATGGAGAATTGTGTGAAGAAAAGGATTAAGGAGTATTTATTAAAAAGGATATAATATGAGTTCACTTGCCACAGCGCTTCCGCTAGAAATAAATTACTCCACTGGGTTTAAAATGATTACAGGTTTTAAGCCGCTAGTAAAACAAAATTTAAAAATGCTACTTTACACCAACCCTGGGGAAAGAGTGATGGAACCTCGCTTTGGAGTTGGCATTAAAACTTATTTATTTGAAAATTTTGGTGTGGGTGCCACCGCAGAGATTGAGGCCAAAATTAGAGAACAGGTGCGCATTTATATGCCCGCTGTTCAAATTCAAGAAATATTTTTTGGCACAACCGATCCAGACAACAACCACTTAGGTTTACAAATAAGATACACCATTCCAGGGGTGGGAGCTTCAGATTTCTTGGAAATAACTAATTAAAAAACGAGGGTTTTTTGATGCCAAATGAACAAAAAAAGATAATACCAATAGACTACACTCATCGCGAGTATGAAAGTATTCGCGAAGATTTAATGCAAATAGCTGAGCGCTTTTATCCGGATACGTTTAAAGACTGGAGCGAGGCGTCTTTCGGCTCCATCATGCTTGATGCTGTCGCGTATGTGGGAGACCAGCTTTCATTTTACTTAGATTATAATGTTAATGAATCTTTTTTAGATACAGCATATCAATATAACAACATTCTACGCCATGGCCGGGTTCTAGGGTATAAATACACAGGCACTCCTTCAACTTATGGTCAAGTTGCGCTTTTTGCCGTAGTGCCTGCGTCTAGCACCGGCCTAGGCCCAGACGGAAACTATACACCTCTTTTAAAAAGAGGCTCTCGCTTTACAGCTACAAATGGCACTAATTTTGTTTTAACAGAGAATGTGGATTTTAGTGACTC